ATATAATTATTGATGAAGATATGAAGTCTTATATAGAAATGCATAACTGGATGAGGCGAATACTTGATCAAGATAATGTGACAGCACTTGATAGATTTAAGAATGCGACACAAAGACCACCTGCACAATCTGATATTACATTATCTATTTTAAATAGCTCAAACAATGCGATAGCTCAGATTATATATAGAGATAGTATACCAACTGCGCTGACTGACATTCAGTTTCAGGCAACAAGTGGAGCTGAGTCATTCTTAACTTTTGGCGCTTCATTTAGGTTTACTTACTTTGACATAAAAACATTTAATGCAACGACTGGTGCAATTACTGACTCATTTGACGTGACTGGTACTGTAACTGGTTAATATATATTATTGGAGACATAATGATTGACTTGAAACAAGTCCACGAAATGTGGCAAAAAGACTGTATAATTGACAACTATCAAATAGATGAGACATCACGTCAAACTCCAATACTACACTCAAAATATATACAACTCTGGTCTACGTCCAAACTCGAGCTCAAGCGTGCTGAGTTTGAACAGAAGAAGCTTCTTAAAGACAAGTGGCTATACTATAATGGTAAGATGGACCAGATAACAATACAAGAAAAAGGGTGGGAGCCTGATCCGTTTGAAGGCTTAAAGGTTCTTAAAGGCGAGATGGAGTACTACTATGATAGCGATCCTGAAATACAAAAGTCAGAAGAGAAAATACAATACTGGAAAACATTAACTGAAACATTATCAGAAATAATAGATAACTTAAAATGGCGACACCAAACTATATCGAACATAATCAAATGGAAACAATTCGAGTCAGGAAATTAAATCACTCTACGATAAGAGTGGAGTGTGATAGAGGAATAGGAGCAGAGCTACGTGAGTTCTTTTCATTCTTTGTACCTGGTTATAAATTTATGCCGGCTTATCGTAATAGGCTATGGGATGGAAAGATACGACTATATAACCAGATAACTGGTGAGATATCAGCAGGCTTATTTCCTCAAATACTCTCGTTTGCAGAAAGTCGTGAGTATAAGATAGACATAGAAGAATCAGACTATGGCAGTCCTAACGAAGGAAATAAGATTGATCCTGAGTTTATGATGAAGTTTATTAAAGCTTTAAAGCTACCATTCGAGATAAGAGACTATCAGTTCGATGCGGTATGTACAGGAATACAGAGAAAAAATGCTATACTGCTATCTCCAACAGGTTCTGGTAAGTCACTTATAATATACGTGTTAATGCGTTATCTTCTGTCATCTTTTGAAAATGATGTCTTAGTTATAGTACCAACCACCTCGTTAGTTGAGCAGATGTATAATGACTTTAAGTCTTATGGCTATGATGTGGAGCACAATTGTCACAGAATATACTCAGGTAAAGATAAGAATACCTCAAAGCGAGTTATCATTAGCACCTGGCAGTCGATATATAGATTTCAGCCTGACTGGTTTAGTAGGTTTGGCACAGTTTTCGGTGATGAGTGCCACGGGTTTAAGTCAAAGTCACTTACTACGATAATGAATAAGTGCATTGAAGCTGAATACAGGTTTGGAACTACTGGAACTCTTGATGGTGCATTAACTCATGAATTAGTATTACAAGGATTGTTTGGAAAGATATATCGTGTTACTAGCACGAGAGCTCTACAAGATAGTGATACACTCGCTAAACTTACGATTAGGAGAATTATTTTACAATATCATGAGAAAATTCGTAAAGACTTTGGAAAGAAAACTTACCAAGAAGAGATTGAGTACGTAGTAACAAATGATAAGCGAAACGTGTTTATCAAAAACTTAACTCTAGATTTAAAAGGCAACACCCTCGTTTTATATAACTACGTAGAAAAACACGGTAAGCCATTATATAAGTTAATTAAAGATGAGGCCGAAGAAAAGCGCAAGATTTTTTTTGTATCAGGTGAGACCGCCGCTACTGACAGAGAAGCGATAAGAGCTATCGTTGAAAAGCAGAAAGACTCCATTACTGTTGCGTCACTTGGAACATTTAGTACGGGTATAAATATTAGGAACCTTCATAATATCGTCTTTGCATCTCCGTCAAAATCACAGATAAGAGTTTTGCAGAGTATAGGACGAGGTTTAAGAAAGACAGATGATGGAAAGAGTACTACACTATATGACATCATCGACGATATAAGTTGGAAATCTAAAAAGAATTTCGGTATACTACATGCCGATGAGAGACTAAGAATTTATGGACGAGAAAAATTTAACCATAAGACTTATAGAGTGAGTTTATGAACATAAAACAATTTAAGCTGACAAATAATGAAGAGATAATATGTGAGGTAATGGAGTGGGACACCGGAGAAGATACCGGCGACATTCTAGTAAAGAAAGCTTTAAGAGTTATTGCAATTGAAGATTATCAGAAAGGATGGCGTTTTTTTGCGTTTAGGCCGTGGATGGCTTTCCAAGATGATCCTTCATCACTGCAAACATTAAATTCATCTCATATTATAGTAACTTCAAATCCGTCACCTAATATATTAAAACACTATAAGGCATGCCTAAGAGGTATAAACCACGACTTAAAAATAAGTAAAGAGACTGGTAGAAAAAAGACTTATGCCAATATAGATGAAATACAAGATGCACTAAGAGATTTAACTGATGATGAAATGGATGACTTTTTAGAGAGAAAGTATGGAGCTGTACAAGAAGATACACTTAATATAGACTCAGATACTGATAACATAATTAAATTTAAACCCCGAGACCCTAAGACTTTTCACTAGGGTATTCCTCCCTCCTCAATATACTCTTCTATTCTATCACAGTTTTTAACAAATGTAAACAGTTTTATTTACAAATGTTTAGATAAAATAACTGTTTACTTTTAGCTTAAAAAGGTGTATAATAGAATCATGAAAGGTTACAAAGATGGCACGTAAAAAAAGCATACACTACGTCAATAATTCTGATTTCTCTACTGCGGTAGTGGAATATGTAGGAAGAGTTGACCACGCTAGAAAAGTTCAAGACACTATTCCAACTGTACCAGATTATATAGCACAATGCTTCCTTAAGATAGCCGAAGGCTTATCACATAAGGCAAACTTTATAAGATACACTTATAGAGAAGAAATGGTAATGGATGCAGTCGAGAACTGTTTAAAGGCGATAGGAAACTACAACTTAGAGGCTGCAACGAGAACTGGAAAGCCAAATGCATTCGCATACTTTACACAGATAACTTGGTACGCATTCTTAAGAAGAATAACAAAAGAAAAGAAACAACAAGAAATTAAACTGAAGTACTTAACTAAATCTGGTATTGATAGTTTTGTAGACGTTGGCACTGAAGGAGTTGCGGCTGATACTGCAGCACACTTCGTTGATACTCTTAAAGATAGAATTGCAAGAGTTCGATCAACTGACTCTGAAGTTAAAGAACTCGTTAAGAAAGAAAAAAAGAAAAAGAGAGTTAGAATTGCTGACTCAGATTTAAGTGAGTTTATGGAATGAAGATAGCGCTACTTAATGATACTCATACTGGAATACGAAACTCATCTGAAATATTTTTAAATAATGCAGAAGATTTTTATAATAACGTATTCTTTCCTGAGTGTGAAAAGCAAAACATAAAACAAATACTTCACTTAGGTGATTACTATGATCATCGTAAGTTTGTAAACTTTAAGGCATTAAATCATAATCGTAGAGTATTCCTTGATCAACTACGTATACGCGGTATGTCCATGGACATTATTCCAGGAAACCATGATACTTACTTTAAAAATACAAATGAGCTTAACTCATTAAAAGAATGTCTTGGTCACTATATGAATGAAGTCAACATTATTATGGAACCAAAAGTTATGAGTTATGGTTCTCTTAAAATTGGCTTAGTGCCGTGGATATGTCAAGACAACTATGATGTATGTATGAACTTTATAAAAGAGTGTAAGGCAGACTGGATTGGTGCGCACTTAGAGCTTAATGGCTTTGAGTTAATGCGAGGTATAAAAAACCAGCATGGCATGAATCCTAATGTATTTGAAAGATTCGAGCTGGTATTAACTGGTCACTTTCACGTGTCATCAAGGCAAGATAATGTTTGGTACTTAGGTAGTCAAATGGAGTTCTTTTGGTCTGATGCTCATGATCCTAAGTACTTTCACATTATCGATACTGAAACTAGGAAGATAGAAAAGATTAGGAATCCACATACTTTATTTGAAAAAGTCCTTTACAATGACGAAGAAATAGATTATAATAGTTATAATAAAAATTTCTCAAAAAAGTTTGTAAAAGTTGTAGTAGTTAATAAGACTGATCCCTTTACATTTGACAGATTTATTGATAACATACAAAATCAAGATATATACGAGCTTAAGATTGCAGAAAACTTTAATGAGTTTATTGGTGCTAATGTTGATGATGAAGACATGAACTTTGATGACACCACTGAGATAGTGGACACATATATTGATGCGGTAGATACTGACTTGGATAAAAATAAAATAAAAGTTCAAATGCGTGAACTAATGACAGAGGCACAAGCACTAGAAATATCATGATAATATTTAAAACGATTCGCTATAAGAATTTCTTATCGTCTGGAAATTCATTTACAGAAATTTCTCTTAATCAACATAAGTCTACTCTTGTGGTAGGTCATAATGGTGCAGGTAAGTCAACCATGCTTGATGCATTATCTTTTGCACTGTTTGGTAAACCACATCGAAAGATTATGAAGAGCCAACTAGTCAACTCAATTAATGGAAAGCAAACCGTAGTTGAGATCGAGTTTACTATAGGACAGGCTAACTTTAAAATTATTCGTGGCATAAAGCCAAACATATTTGAAATATGGAAAGACACTGTGATGATTAATCAATCTTCACATGCAAATGAATACCAGAAGATTCTTGAACAAAACATCTTGAAACTCAACCATAAGAGTTTTCATCAAGTAGTTGTGCTAGGTTCCTCTTCTTTCATTCCCTTCATGCAACTTAATGCTGGACACCGTAGGGATGTTATCGAGGATCTTCTGGATATTAATATCTTTTCTAAAATGAATACGATATTGAAAGAAAAGAACTCGATACTTAAAGACAAGATAGTAACTGTAACTAATAACACCAATATAGTAAAGTCAAAGATTGAACAGCAGTCTAAGTATATAAGAGACATTGCCGCGTTAACTGAAGAAAACAAAAAGAAATATGAGAAACAAGTTAAGCGAGCTCAAGAGCGAATTGAAAAGTTGCAGGAAGATAACAGCGATCTTAGTAAAGATATCGAAAACAATACAGCACTTGATGAGCTACAAAAACTTCAAAGAAAAAAGAATGACATAATTTCTGAAATAGCTCAGACAAAGCAGGAAATGAAAACGATTGCAAAGCGTGGAATGTTCTTGGAAAATAATGATACGTGTCCAACATGCGATCAGCAAATTGATAATAAAGATGCGTTAATGACTAAGGCAAAGAATGAGGCATACCAAGTACAATCTACATTAAACTTAACGCAAGACTATAGCTCACAGATTGATAGAAAAATAAAGGCAGTCGAAGATATAATTGCTGATATTACTGAAAAAACAAATAACATGAATGCGAATAATCGTGAGATACAATCGCTAAATGAAAGTAATAATGAGTTAAGAACATACTTGGAAGGTGAGGTATCGGCTGACTTATCTGAGGCAAGAACTGACTTAGAAAAACTTAATTGCGACAAGGAAGATCTCTTTGAAGAAAAGCTTAAGGTGAACGAGCAGCTTGGATATAACTCAGTTATCGCAGAAATGTTAAGAGATACAGGTATAAAGACTAAGATAATAAAACAGTACTTACCTGCAATTAATAAACTTGTTAATCAATATTTACAAGTACTTGATTTCTTTGTTCACTTTAACCTTGATGAAAACTTTAATGAGACTATAAGGTCAAGACATAGAGATGACTTTACTTATGACTCATTTAGTGAAGGTGAAAAACAAAGAATTGACTTATCATTGCTATTTACTTGGAGGCAGATAGCAAAGATGAAAAATTCAGTGTCAACTAACTTATTGGTGCTGGATGAAACATTTGACTCATCACTCGATCATGATGGAATTGAAAACTTATTAAAGATATTGTATACCTTAGATGCTGATAGTAATACATTTATTATATCACATAAGGGTGACATACTTGACGGTAAGTTTGAATCTAAGATTGAGTTTGCAAAAGATAAAAATTTCTCTAAGATGAAAATTTAACTGTTTACAAATGTTAAAAACTGTGATAGAATATACTATAAAATTAAAAAGGAAGGTTTATTATGGAACTAAGTGAAAACACTCTCAATGTTTTAAGAAACTTTTCAGGTATTAATCAGAACATGCTGATTAAGTCTGGAACAAATATTAAGACAATTAGTGAAGCAAGAAACGTTGTGGCAACTGCCGATGTCACCGAAGAGTTTCCCAAGGATTTCGGCATATATGATTTAAATGAATTCATTGGAGTTATGGGATTAGTCGATGCTCCAAGTTTAAAGTTTGAGGATGACTTTGTTATTGTTTCTGACTCATCCGGCAGGTCAAAAGTAAAATACTTTTATGCCGCCGAGGAAACACTAACGGCTCCTACAAAAGACGTCACTATGCCTGAAGCTGATGTTAAGTTTACTCTTGATAATAGTACACTGAATAAATTAAAGAAAGCAGCTTCAACACTGGGTCATAGTGAGGTATCAATAAGAGCTAAGGATGGTGTACTAAGTCTTTCTGTAGTGGAAAACCAAAATGCTACGTCTAATGCTTTCTCTATTGATATAGATGGTGAGTTTAAACAGGC